CGGTAGCACCACTTATATCCCTCTGGTGTAGAACCTACTGCAAGGACTGGGTTGTTGCCTCCACGTAGTCTGGCGAGGAACATCTCACTTGCTTTTTGTGCGACATCCATAGGCGAGGTGTCGATTTCGTCAGCTAGGCAGAATGATAAGTTTTGGCCTCGGATGCGATTCCATGTTTCGGTGGCTCGGCATAACAAAGTTGTACTGCCATGTTCGGTGTGGATGATGTATTCCGGTTGCGGGGATACTCGGAAGTCATGTTCTATTTGGTATTCCTCTAGGAAATCATCGAAACTTCTCATCCATACGTCGCGAAGCAATATATTCGTGGGTTCAAAGACTGCGCCAACTGTTCCGGGGTTATCCATGCACAGTAAAACTGCTTTGGCGCAGAGGGCTCTGGTCTTTCCACTTCCGAAGCCTCCAATGAAACCTAGAATGAGGTGTTTTTGATCATTACAAAATGTTCGTTGGGCTGGTAGTAACCCTTCTACAATTTTAAATCGCAATTTTTCATTGGTTTCCTTCGCTCGGCTGGATACCTGAATGGGTGGTTCGAGACAGGAGCCACCGGGTACGTTCGCTAGTAAACTCAATTGCTTTCCTACTTATGTAAGTAGTGTAGGGCATGTCATTAAAAAAGCCCCCTTGCGGGGGCGGGGTGGGTTAAATTCCGGGGATGTTCATTGAACCGTCTTTGTTCTGGAGTTTCCAAAATTCTTTGAGCATAACTCCGGGGATGGGACCGAATTGATTTTCTTTACAGGCGTGATAGATAAATTTCAAAACCATCCGCTTACCCTCATTTACTTCCTTGTCTTGTTCGTCTTTTAAGTGAAGATCAGAGAAGAATTTACCCTGTCTGGTCTCTAGCCAGTTTTCGTAGGTCATCATGTGATGTAATGTATGTTATATACGTAATTAAGTATAACATAGTAGTTGGGTTAAGTCAACTAAGATGAGTTACACAATGCAAGTGGGGGTAGGGTGAACGAGATTATTGCAGCAATTCTTGGGGCTGGTATTTCTGTTGTGGCGATGTTGGCAATGGGGGCTGGTAAAAAGAGGGAATCCTTTACGGTTGAGATATTTAGGAGGCTAAATACTTTGGATAATAAGGTGACAAGGTTGGAAGAGAGGTCTAATCACAACAAAACCCCCTAGTGTCCTCTAAGACTTAGGGGGCTTTGATGATACCTAATCTTGACCGTGATGTTTAATAAGCAGTTGCCCAGAATAATGTGTGCATCCTAATTCTACTTGCGATATCCATAGATACAACAAAACCCCCTAGTCAATAGCTTGTGAAAACTAAGAGGTTTGTTGGCTTCAGCTAAGAAGCGGCTATGGGGTCATGGGGAGACCAAACATATCCTAGAGAGAAGGGGGGTGGGGTGCAACTAGGTTAGAGATACGTAACTAAGTATAGTTCTATTTTTAGGTTAGGTCTGGGAGGTACCGCCCCCACGCGAAAAACAGAATGCAAATCGCTTCCCCGGGGGTGGGGTTTTGCTTGCATAACTGTCTTTAACACAGTTACGCAAAGGCCACTAATCAGTCAGGGCAAAGGGTCTGCAATATGTCCACTATTTATCAAGCTATGTCCAATTTGCCGCGCCACTATTTAACATTTTTGGGCATTCTTATATGTAATTAACTATATACGATTAGCTGACTAGCTGGACCCCTACGGCATACGCGGCGATATGTGAGAGACTTCTATGGTTTACTTGCTCGAGTCTGAAAGGTTAAATAATTTAGCTTTACTATTTACAGCCCCTAGTGCTACAGCCAGTTGATTTGATTCCATACAGCGTTCAACAATCCTCGTTAACTGATCAGCCAGTTCTACTGTCATGGTCTTACGTGACACCTCAAACTCCCTAGTCATCTCTTCATTAATCTCTTGCCGGTACTTATCCACCTGGCTATGTCCTATGCCCCACGTGGTCCTCGCATAATCTAATATCTGAATTCGTGACTTACCATCACGCATCATTGCGTAGATCTTATTCAGTCTTATTTGCTTTTCTCTCTTAGTACACTTAGCCACAGTAAAGAGCGATCTAACAGCATATAATGCCAGTATAAGGGACAATACCGGAATAAGTAGCCATACCAATAAAAAGACAATAAAAAAGGCCCACATTGCGCGGGCCGGTGATCTTGTTGTTTGACTGGTTAGCTAAAAGCAAATCTCAACATCTTGCGTTGCTGGAGTCGCTGCCGGTTGCTTCACTCCAAACCTTCTATATTTATCTTCTAGTAGTGCTTTGGCGTACTCGTTGTAATCAAGAGTATTTGCTCCCGTAACTTCTGTAAAAAGCTCAAGGGTGTTTGCTTTAGTCCCTCCGATATGCCAGTAATAAATATCGTGAGGTATTCGGTCCTCCTTCCAACAGTAAACAGTGAAGAGAACGTCGTTAACGTTTGAAGGGTCTGAGATAATCCACTCAGCTAAAACCTTTCCATCACTCTGGTTAGGTGTCATGAGTAGCGGTTGCCCTAGCTTACGGGTTAATGATTGATAAGTGGTTCTGACATATCCTTGTAAAGAACACCCGGCAGCGTAGCCGCCTAAATGTGAGACATTTTGGAAAGTAACGCGGCTATCTTGCCAACTATCACCCCTAGCAATAGAAGGTTTTGAACCGTCACCGATTAGGGTGTATTGTTGGCCGTCGATTGGTTGAGTCATGAGATGTAATGAAATTGAATTAATTAGATAGCTTTTTACAAGCGTTCAAAAGTTTGTAATAACTAGGAAGTGAAACCGGCTTATTCATTGAATAGCTACCGGTTGAATTCTTAGTAAGTAGTATTGTTTTCATTTAAACCGCCTGAACTGGGTTAGTTTTTACAAAAGCTTGAGCTGCTTTCCTAGTGTCGAAATAGCCCATAATTTCATAGCCGGCAGAGTCATGTTTAAATGTCTCGTCGTACTCTTTCCAAATCTCAAAAGGAGAACGATTTTTTCTCCAGTTATTTTCAGGATGTTTTAAGTCATGCTTGAAAACAATATAAAAAGGAGTAACTGTCTTATTCATTGATCAACTTGCTAGAAAATAGAACTGGGGCTTGTGAGTATTGGCCCCAAGGTAAGCAAGTCTCCACGCCGTCGATAACTCTAATTTTTCTACGGGTTAGAGTGTCGCCGTTCTGATCGATTAAGACAATTAATTTTTCAGTTCTACTCTTTACAGTGAACATACCGGCGCGGTAATTGTTGTATTTACTGCCGGTTTTAAAAGCTGCGGTCATGTGATGCGATGCAATGGAATAAAAAAGAGCCCTTTCGGACCCCTTAAGTATATACCTATGTAAGTATAGGTCAACTATCTGACCGAGTTAGGTTACACAGTAGTTAACAAAGCTTCTCTTGCTTGATTGATGGCGCGCCCATTATCGCCGTGATAAAGGCTATTTAACCTTTGCTCTGTCCGCTGAATAGCTGACTTAGCGCGGCCTGTATCAAAAGTATAAAACTGAGTAATTGCATTCAAGAATCTATAGCAATTTGAAGGGGTCACGATCTCGCCGGTTGACTGGTCAGTGAAAGCAGTTTGCTGGATACCGTAACCGGTTTTAAAGTGCTTCCTGATTTGCTCAACTTCCTTTAAGTCATTAATAGTCCTGTCTCTCTTATCCTTGATAGATGAGTCATAGATAGGTGTAGCCAACTTCTCAGCAAATAAGGTTTCAATAGTTTTCTTAGCTCTCTCAGGTGTTAGCTCTACTTTTGCTAACTGCTTAAGGTCAGCTATCACACCATTGAATTGATTAGTTTCTCTATTGATAATGGCCGGTAATGCTTGCACATACTGGTTAATGCCTTGTGTGTGCTTCATGCTCAAGCCTTTTTGATTAGCTTTTGCATCTCTAAAAACTTTACCGGTAAAGCTAGACATTTGATTACAGCATTGAAGCCTAAGTGTAGAGAAGAATATTCCAAATCCTGAACTTAAATCGTTACTATTGAAGAAGTGCAATCTATTAGTAATACTATCGTTTGACCCTGTAATCTCTTTAGTTTCTAACTCAATAACTCCATACATCTTTTTAGAATTATTGAAATTAATTAAATTAGTGAGCTTACCTTCTGGATACATGCCGAGTAGCTGCTTAGTAAAATCAATAATTGATGCCGGTTGTAGTTCCTTATAAGTCTTAGATACTTCTGCAAGCCTTACGTCATTGTCTTCTCTAACCAGTGTTTGTTTATCATTAATAAGCTTGTAACCGTCAGCACCCATATAAAAAAGGTCACGCCTAACAATATTAAAATCACAATCAGCCATTTTGAAAGCGTCTAATACTGCTTCCTGACCGGTTAAGTCAAAGCCTAGAACTGATTCGTTACTAACTACTTTTGAACTATCGCGCTTTGCTTGCCAAAGCATCGGTTGATTTTTGGTTTCGTTTGCAAAGCTTGTTGAAGCTGCAAGACCTGTTGAAAATGCCATGTGATGAAATGTAATTTGACCGCCAGCTCTCGCCGACTTCCACAATATAGGTGAGAATTAGATCTCAGCTACCTAACTAGGTAGTAACTCGTTACATATCGTGATAATTACTTAAGTACGTTATATACATATATAGATGTCCGATTTTTGCCTATGCCCTAACTAATCAAACTATAGGAATACGACATAGCCGCACTCAATGTGTCAAAGCTTTGAAAACTTTGGCCGGTTTCTAGTGTGTGCGTGGTCACTTGCCACCGGTTCAAACTATCCCGGCATATTGTGAGCTTTGGTGGTTTGCTATGTTTTGCCATGGAATAAAATTAGAATGAAGGTAATAAGAATTAAATAACGATTAGCCTATCTATTAGTAATACATAAGGAATTAAAGTAATAACAATTAGATAGTGATTGCGTATATATTATAATATTTAGTAAAAATATTATGTATGAATTTATATAATCAAATCATAATACAACTCTAATTCTGTGTGTGTATGTGTGAAAAACAAACTGTTTTCGATCAAGACCCTAACTGTTTTTGATCGAGACCCTGACCAAGAGAGAAACAAAACTCTTTTGCCTCAAGATCCTAATAACTATTTTACAGCGAGATCCTAATCTAGTCAGGAACTGGTAAATAATTGACACTCTCATTCTCTTGTCGATCATTTCGGTGGTAGCGAAACACTTCCACATCTCCCGCTATTTCATCCCCTTCATGCTCTTCAAAGATAGCGTTGAGAATTTCACAGATTTCGATGTTTTCTAACACCCTGCGAAAAATAAACTGTCTTGTCCCGAGATCCTTGAAAACAATGGTCAGAGTAGTTGTTTCAATCAAAGGACTGGTATGTGAGAAGTACCTTAAAACTAGCTGACTTAACCTATTTAAGTAATTCATTGTGTATAAAGCTGTTTGTATTCAAGAACCCGATCCATAAAAGCATTTTGATAAGCTTTCATCGGCCCCGGTCCGATGTATTTCAACTCAAGTTCACCATTGACTGCGATGATTAATAACGCTCTTTCAACCTGTAAATTCACCTCACTATCTCGTAAGCAAAGACAATACGCAGCTAGCTGACAACAATAATCATGCGTCAACATTGAATTAGCTAGCCGAGATCGTTGAGATGTTTTGTAGTCACACAACACTGGTTGATCACCATGCTCTTTAAGCGTCGCCAGCAGGTCATAAGTACCAGCAAAACCTTCTGGGTGAAAGACTGCCTCTTCTTGCGCCAGAACCGCAGTCACGTTGCTATCGAACCACTCAACTAATGGATCGACGTAACCTTTAAACAAGGCGTAAGCTTGACCCTTATTGACTGGTATTCCTTGCCCGTATTGCTCCATAGTTCGGTGCGCGTAGCTGCCTCGCTCACAAGCTTGTTTAGTTTTTGCCTTGGAGTCAGGACGCTTAAGCCAGTTGTGCAATGCTGCTTTGGATTCTTCATCTTTGGTTTTACCTAATAAGGTGGTGATGCCTACAAATGACTGGTCATATCCTTCAACGGAATAACCCCTCTTATTCTCATGCCTTTTAACTTGTCTTCGGCTAAATACCATAGATCATTTAGGAAATGGAATCACTTGAGTTAACTCTTGATGTATTAACTCCCACGCAACACAAGCACTATTCGCTTGGTCTTGATTAGTCCAAGTCCTTGCTTTACTGATGTCACTGGTAAATTGATGAAATTGCTCATCATAAAAATCCGGGTCACATAAGTATTCTTGAGACTGGTTTTGTAAGATAAATCCCTTCATGAGTAAAAAGCCCCGCTACTTGCGAGGCTCTATGACTTGACCGAGTTAAGTTATTTTAGATCAGAACTAAAGGGATCACCCTCTGGATTGAACAACTCAGAGATTTCGTAACCTGCATCAATTACTTCATCAAATGCAGCTTCAATCTTCTTCTTAGTAGCTGTTTGCTTTCTCTTACCACTTGCTAGAGGAACAGCAGTATAACGAACATCTCTTGGATCACTACCGGTCTTAGTTTTAGTAAGCTTCATATCGTATTCTTCCTCGTTACCTTCAACTTCTGAATCAGTTAAGAAGGAAACAACAGGACCAATTAAACCTGACTGGTTAAATTCAAAGATTTGAACTGCCTCATCGGCATAGTTCCAAACTGTAAAAGCGTAGAACTCTTTTTGTCCTTCAGTTGGAGCAATTGCACCAACTTCATTTGCTCTTTCTTCTAATTCAGTCTTGCTTAACTTGGTTGGAGTACGGAGATTAATCTTCTTACCACCGCCCTTACGGTCACACCAAACACCAAAACCATGAATAGTATGTTGCTCATCTCCTAAGAAAGTAATTCTAGTACCTTCTTCATTTAAATCTTTGGTGTTGAGGAATCTGCTACCACCACTACCGGTATTAGCTTGGCGTTTAGCAAACGCATCCTTTGATTCTTTACTGAGTAAGCCCATGAAAATTGCGAGTAGAGCGTATCGCTCGAGATTGGCTTTCCTAGTATAACCTGATTAAGTGATAGATAAGTAATTAAGTTAGGATATCTTTACGAATGTCGAGAAGATCGAGTTTTTCTTCCTTGATATAGCGGAGGACAATCTCTACAACTTCAGACCGGTTTGTATTGCTTTCGATAGCTAGCTCTGATGCAGTGTCCCAACCTTCATCTGTCAAACTCAGTGTTCGCTGCCTCTTTGGGCTATTCCAGTGATGCAACTTCTGCAAACCACCGCTAGGTCTTGTCTTTAATTCTTCAGTCATTAGTGACATAATTACTTATCTACATTATACCCTAGTTGAGTAGTGGTGATATGGCTATACCCCATATATCTTCTTCACCAAGTTTCGCTAACCTTGCCAGTGAGCTTAAGTCCGCAACAATAGCTGCTCCTGAGACTGGTTTATTTAGTACAAGTGCTTCGATAGTCTTTGACTTCTTCTTTAACGTCATAATCTCTGATACGTAATCAATATCTGCTTTGGCTAGAGCTAACCTCATATATTTACCGAGGGCTTTGGCAACCGCTTTCTCTTTCTTCACCGGTATTGATTTAGCACTTGAGATTCCTATATCTGTAATGCCTGCAAAAGTAGAGAACATATCAGTTGGTCCCATAGGGCTACCGTCAGAGTTCCTCATATATTGCTTATCTCGCCATAGGTGATCAAGTGTTGCTGGTATCTTCTTACCTTTAGGTAATCCTTTAACGCCCTGTGTTCTTGCGACAGCTTGCATCACTAGCCCCAGGGCAACTAATAGTTTAGGGCTAGGGTCTCGTAGTGTATCTCTTTGGAAACCTGAGATCTGTGAGCTATGGAGTGCGTTAGTTTCTAAAACTGTCTTACCTAGAAGGATAAGTTCAGGTTGTGAATATTGTTTGGACCATACCCTGAAAGATAAACTGAACTGCTTTCTACCAAAAGATAAATTACCGAGGAAGTCACTCTCTTTGACTGGTGATACGGGATCTGCAACAGTGATAGTTGGGCTCATTAGATGGAATGGAATTAAATTAAGTTGTATCTAAGTACGTACGTATGTTATCAGAAGAAGTAAGTAAAGCTATCAATGTAACTTTTGTTACTCAGTTAATTAGGAAATAGTAGGTAGGGTACGTCTTATCTATAGTGTGTTAATTATATTAATTTCGCTCTAATACCTTGCGCCCCAAGTGATCTCACGATACGCACAATTACCAGTAATAATTATGCGCCTTCTCTAATCCCTTCCACCCCAGTCGATTACAGCGAAAAAAATACCATTGTGCGCCAATAACCTGACACCCAAAACTTTTTTAAACTGGTTTGTAATATCTCCAAGATGGTCTTCCAGCAGCCTTGCTCTTCTTCTCCTTATACCTGACAATACCTGTCTTCACTGCGTTTTGGAGTAGTGACATCGCTTCTTTGCGAATTGCACCGGCTGAAAAACTACCCTTCAACAATCCACGCAACTCATCAAGAGTTAAAGCTGTCTCAGGTTCGAGCCTTCCACTCAATATTTTTAAGATCTGATCTCTTAACTTGTCCAAGTCACTTATGGAATGAGTACCTCCGTTAAATGACTCAAACTCAAAACTCATATCCTCCGCACAACCTTGAAAAACGAACTTTTCACCCGTTTCGCATACCCCATTACGGTTTTTTAGTACTTTTAAGGCGATTTTTGGGTGATTATTGGCCTGTTCTAGGGTCATTCCCTGCTCATATTCCTTATACATACCTAAAACAGTTGATGAACCCGAAACTAAGTAAGTCGAACCATACAAGTCAGCCTTAGTCACCGGTCTTGTTACTGGTAATTCTCCCGGTCTCTCCTTACTTTGATCCTTCCTTAAATGGTGAGTTAAAACAATACAAACATTGAGGTCACTCGCAATCTTATTGAGCATGTAGATATATAGCCCCATTTCTGGATCGTTCATATTTGTAGTTCCACCAAACAGCGTGAAGAAACTATCCATCAGAACTAATTCAACTCCAGTCTCCTCAATATCTCTTCTCAACTCAACAAGCATCCCCGGATGAAATTCATATTGCAAAAACACCTTGCTCTTATCCTGTTGCAAACTTTGTAAGTTCCACTTCGCCTTTGTATCTCTCTTTGGCTCATCCTTTTGAACCAATAGAACCTTACAAGTCCTAGGAACACTAAACTCACCTGCGAATTTATTACCGGTAGTTACTGCCTCCATTAACCGGTATAAAAATGCCGATTTACCGCAACCAGAATCAGCAGCTAGGAGAGTCAAACTTCCTTTCGCCAGTAAACGAGGTACTAAAACTTCTATATCGTCATCCTCTTCCATTAATTGTGATGCTGTTATTAGTCTCCCCGTATCCTCTCCATCTATTTCGGTTTGCAATGAAGTAATGACTTGCGTGAAATCGGGCTTACTTATCTTCAGTTCTTTTCTCAAATTCTGCATAACTACTAGACGTTGAGAAGGTGAGATATCGCTGTCCTCTACTTTTTGTATAACTTCTCTTAATTCTACTGTCATCTTAGCTGACTTTTCAATGACACCCTCGGCCAAAATCTTTGGGGGGAGGCAATGTTTAGCCCATTTAGGTAATTCCCAACCGTTTTTCTCTGCTAATGACCACGCCGCGCCCCATTTGTCTACTTTATCTTCACTCTTACTACTTACTAAGGACTCAGCAAAGCTAACTAAGCAACCACCATTAACTCTATTCCCCTTTCTGTTGTATTTAGTTCCATCCCAATCAGATTTCAAATCCCAGGGACTACCGACTAACCACTGCTCAAATATTTCTTTGTCGCCTATCCCACGCCAAAGACTTAAAACTAACCTTTTTAATTTGGGGTAAACGCTGCCATGAGCATCGCGGTAAGGCCAATACTCCATCATTTCGTAGAGCAACTTCTTCTGTTCCCCCGGACTGAGGTAATCAAAGAAAGTTGGTCCGTTATCTTTATTATTTTCTTGCTTCTCTTTTTTCTTTTTTTCGTTTTCTATATGCTCTAGCCAACCTTCAATAATTGGCTCAGGTAAATCAGCGACTTTTAAATCCTCTGGAGAATAACCATCTAACCACCGGTAATAAAGTTGTTGTCCGTCTTCTTTCCCGTCGGGATGATAACCCTCAATGACACCATGTCTTTGCCCGCGCTCATCTTGTTCGTAGATAATTTCTAGTTTTCCATTGTCATAAGACTGGCTAGATAAATCCTCTCTATATTTCTCTGGTATTCGATAAAGAATACGCATCCGATCTTTTTTACCGCTGATATTGACCGGTGATTTGTAGTGCTTGAGTAGATCTTCTCTAGTTAGTTGGTAATTAGTTAGTTCGTTAAATGTATGTTTACCACAAATAATCTCGCCTGTATGCTCATCAACGTCCTTCCCATCGAAGTCAAGCCAGCAATAGTGACCAACTCTACTACCGGTCATTAATCCAATTGAAGGGTATTTGCCTAACGCTCTTGATTCATAGATTTGTGGGGCTGTTAACCACTTAGCCGGATTGCGGTTCCAGTTCGTTGCATCCGGTACAACTGCCCCATAGGGCTTCTTTCCTCGTACTGGTAAGAATCTTGCATCTCCACCTAAACCGTTTAATGGACCTAGATCTTTGAGTATTTCTGGGGCTTCAGTTTCCTTCAAATTGTCTAATCTCTCGGGAATCAGATAGTAATTGCATTAATCTTTCTAAGCAAGTTATTCCTCGATTACTTGACTTAAAGTAATTAGGTAGGTATCATTTGAACACGCGCTCAAAGCGCATCACATTACATGGATTACATCTCATGACTGATCTTGAAATTTATGAGGCTTTTCAAAAGCTTTACAGAAAAGCAAAAGAGGAAGGCAATAAAAAAGTCTTTGATATGCAAGAGGATTTACAAGGTTTTCTTGATACAAAAACTGATTGGCCTATTGCTTTAAAAGAACACCTAAGAGATGCTGTTCACGGCTATTGGAATGGTGATTGTATGGGCAGAAGTACAGGTCTAGATAGGGCTTGGGATTCTGTGTACTTTATGATCGGTAAGGATAAAGCTGAGGAGAAAGAAGCTTGGGGTCCAGAAGGTTTCCCTAAAGACTTCTACACCAATCCTAAATACAAGGAATACCGGTTTGAGGAAGAGAAAGAGGAGGTGGCGTGATGAAATTCTCTATAAAAACACAGTGTTTCACAACTCGTTATTACGTGGTGGAAGCTAAGTCAAAAGCAAAAGCAGAGAAATTTTATTGGGAAAATCTTGGAAGTCTTGAAGAACAGAAAGAGTTCACAAGAGAAGATCTAGACGAAATTATTTCTATTACTAAGGAGGTGGCGTGATGGAATACTGGCATGATCATTCTTTACGCTATCCACTCAGAGAAGTAGCAGCGAGATACCCCAAGACTTATCAAAAAGTAGGCAACCAGTTAAGAGAATTAGGTTTAACCAGCGATGAAAAGAGTAGGGAAGAATCCAAAAGTATTCTCAAAAAGCAATGGATCGCAGCTCTGGCAGCGATGCCCCCACATGTTCAACCCTATAAAGATATGGGAGATACAAAAACATGGGCGCAACAAGACTGGACTTCAGTATTCACCGCAATTGAAAAGGAGGTGGCGTGATGCACAAACTCACTACTGAACAGCTAGGAAGACTTCTAGTTTTTATGCGTGATACTAAAATTACTAGAAACTTCGTTGAAACAAATTTAATCGAAGGTAATGAAGATATCTGGTCAATTATTTCTACTGAATGGCGAAAAAGAGTGGAGGTGGCGTGATGATGATTACATCTTCAGTTCGTCTCTCAAAAGAAGAGACAGACAAACTAAAACAGATCAAGACCCAGACCGGTCTTTGTATGTCTGCCTTAATTAGGGAAGCTGTTTGCGACTATTTAGAAGCAAAGGAGGAAGAAACAGGAGAAAAGCCAAAGTTAATTACTTTAAATGACTTTAACGATATGGAAGTACATGCAGTATCAACAACTAAGCAAGAGCAAGACCCGGCCATTATTGCAAAGCAGTTAGATGACTGGTTATTTGAAGAATATGAAGAGCCTATAGATCAGGAGGCTGTTCCATGAGTTACAACATCGCTGTTATGTCTAACAGTATGCCGCCAAGAGCCAAACTCCATCAATTTTGGGTTTGTAATCCCGGCGAGGACGGTAAAAATATGAATTTTTGGGGCTTCTCCAAAAACGAAGCCTACCAAAAAGCTAAAACAGCTAATCCTCAAGCATCAATAATCTGGAAAAAGAGATTATGACCCTGAAAGTAAGAATTGACATTACTGAAGGGCTTCTCTCTAACGGGGCTACTCTTTACACCGTTTGCTGGAAGACAGAATCGAAAGACACCGGTCAAGTTCGTCTTTGCCGGGGAACCAACAACTTTAAAGACGATGGTTTACCGCCAGATGTTTTAGCAGAAGTACAAAAGAAACTAAACCTCACATGACCCTCGATAAACGCCGCATCCTTCACGCGGCAAAACACGCACAAGTTTATAAACCTTCTCACATGAAGGCTAAAACATTGGACTTTTTAGAAGTATTCCTTCTACAAAGCCAGTGTCGGTTAAATGAACTCTATGCTGTCCTCTCAAAATTTGTTGGTCGTGAATTATCTGAGGAAGATCAGCAAATGTTCTGGTCATTCCAAGAAGAACTGGCAAGGATTCAGAGCGACATCACCACACTAATTACTGTTAAAGAGCAATTATCAAGTGTTGAGGGAAACTTCAAAAAGGCTTGCTTGGAGGTCTCAATTGAGACTGTGGCTATGTATCTGAAGCAAGCGGAAGAAGAAACTGATTGTAAACAAGACCCTAGTAATGAGTCAGATGACATCCGTTCTAAGCTTGAAAAACTACTATGACATTCATCACATCCTATTCCATGAAAGATGACCGCTACGGTCCTCTGCAAAGGGAGGCCCCCTTGCAAGAATCTCACTACTTTGCCTCTTACTTATTAAAGAGGGATATAGAACTAGATGAGGTCGAGACCTTGACCGATGATGAACTAGACCGGTTGATTGCTGAAACTAAGGTCACTTCTAAAGATCGAGAAACACCACGTTTAAGAAAAACGATGGCCGCGTACTTCTACGAATACGCAATGAGAAAAGCTGAGAAAAGAGAGGTTAAGTAATGAAAAAACCAACAACACTCAAACAAGCTCGCGAGTTTCTGAAAGGTTGGGCCAACGACCCCGGACCGACTCAGGAAGAATATGAGAAAGCCTTGAAAGGAACGGGATTAAGTCGTTTTAAATTGATGTGGAGGATGAATCACATCATGTCCTATCGAGCAGGAGAGATGGGAATATTGACGATAAAAGCAAAACGAGGAAAAGCGTTAAGACGCACTGACGGAAGTTTTGATACTTCACAGCTTCCAAGTCCAACAAGACAATACTTATGTGTCTTTAATACTCAGATACCTTTGAGTGAGGAGTAATCAATGGAAAGATTTGTACTCTTCAACAAGCTCAAACGCTTGGGCAGAACCTTTGCCCTCGATACTGAGACGGCTTTAATTCCCCACGCCTTTAATGGAAAGGGAAGTGTCCGATTAATTCAATTTTATAGTCCTAAATACTCATTTTATTTAGATACTTATGACCTAACCGAGTTTGATTGGCTCACATTAACTGAGTTCCTTCAAGACCCTAGATTGGTTATCGTTTTCCATAACGCGAACTTTGATATAAGGGTATTACAAGGATGTGGCATTGATGTCAAAGGGAAGATCCATGACACCATGCTTCAAAGTTATTTATTAAATAATGGAATACCGGGTATTAGTCACAAGTTATCTGACGTAGCCAATCGAGAACTATCCGTCGTCATGGATAAAACTCTTCAAGCTCAAGATTGGATGAATGCTCAACTAACTGAGGCAGATATTGAATACGGAATGAAAGACGTTGAGTACACCTATAAATGTTGCTTAAAAATGATTAAGCGCATTAAGGCAGAGGATTTATCAACCGCTTATGAGATCGAGTGCCGAGCAATTAAAGCAACAATTCAGATGGAATCAACCGGTTTTCATATGGACCGGTATGCAATGGATAAACAGGTAGAAGATCTCATCGAAACAAGCGAGTCAACCAAATCCGCTTATATCGAAGATCTAGACGGCGAACTAATGGATGTAGGACATGAAGGAATACCACGTGAGGAAGATGGAAGTTTTAACCTTAGAAAATCAACAACAGGAAGTATCAGACTCGGTACTAAAAAATATGCTGGTTATAACTGTGGATCAGCGAAACAAACACTGGAGTTTTGGAAAGTAATTGGTATTGAACCAGTAGATAAAACAGGTAAGCCAAGTCTTGACCAAAAGCTATTAGCTGGATTTAGAGAACGAAGGTTAGTTGATACCTATCTCAAGTGGAAGAAAGCAGATAAGCAACTCCAAATGTGCAAGACCCTGATCAAACACCAAGTCGAAGAAACAGGCCGTATTCACTCAAGATTTAATCAAACTGGTACCTTTACAGGGCGTTATTCCAGCTCGTCTCCGAATCTCCAGAATGTTCCTCGCGGAGATATGCGCTATTTATTCAAAGTTAAAAAAGGAAGACTATTAGTTGTTTTGGATTACGGAGGTATGGAACTTAGGGCTCTTTGTTCTCCACGCATTGCCAACGAAAAACAAATGATGGATGCCTTTAATGCTGGTGTTGATATTCATAGACGCACCGCTTCACTGATGTTTAACAAAAAGGAGGTTGAAGTTAGCGATGAAGAAAGAAGAAAAGCAAAAGCATGTAACTTCGGTTGCGCCTATGGAAGTGGACCCGGAGGACTCGTTAATTATTTCGCGTCACTCGGGCAAATTATTAGTTACGAGGAGGGAGAAAAATTTCTTAAAGCGTGGCTACAGGCATATCCAAAAATTGCTGAGTGGCATAAAGAATGTCGTTTCCGCGTGGATCGAGGTGAAGCTGTCAGGATGGTTGATGGCCGTCGTCGTTTTCTACATGGTGAGGCTACAAAACACACAACATTCGCAAACAACACAGTCCAAGGAAGTTGCGCCAGTGTCGTCAAATTAGCGATGGCTGTCATCTATGACCGACTACCGAGTATTGATAAGACTGCACGATTAATTGCACAAATCCATGATGAGGTCGTGATCGAATGTGAACGCGATAAGGCCGAAAAAGTACTCGAAATGGCTAAAAAAGTGATGGAAGAGGCAGGAAAAGAGATATTTGGTGACGAAATAGCACTCATCGCGGAAGGAAACTATGGCGAGAGTTGGGGGGATGCCAAATGAGTACTCAAAAATATCAAATTAATGATCGAGTTAAGCGTCCCAACAAGAACAACAACTTAACCAGTCCTAAAAAACGTCGTCAATTACTGGCTGATCACAAGATTATTAATTGCCGGTATGGAACAGTTATTGCCGCTGAACTTAAAAAGATTAGAGGGAATCGAACCGCTTTCTATTACTCCGTGAAGTGGGATGACTCTACAGAAATAGCTGAACATGGGCAAAACACACTTCAGCCAGCGGAGGTAATGGAATGAAACCTCCCGCTAATTCTCCTCCACCCGCATGTCCAGAGTGCGGAGCTTTTCTAACTAGAGTTGTATGTACGAAAAAAGACGACCAACAAGTCACGGTAAGAAGGCGAAACTGCCTAATTTGTAACCACCGGTTTTATACAACACAAGAATTAGCACCCCCTGAAGTTTCTGTGAAAGAAGGGCAAGTCAAGTGGTTAGGTCGAGGTAAAAAACAATATGTCGTTGTTCGTAAAACTCTTAAGTCTCAAGACCCTAAACTCAAATAGCCCGAGACCCTATTGAGCAAGAAACATTGTGATTAAAGTCTTTTTGCTGTAGTGGGTTCGAGTGCCAGCTAACTTCTGTAATTTCTTACTGGTTAATTGATGAAGCCCATTGATATAGCCAGTCCACGGATCAGGCGAACGATAAACAAAGGGTTGACCAATTGCGTCTAAGATGTTCACCTATTAGAGTTGTAACTACTCAGCTAGGTTAGCTTCTGTTGGAAGAGTCACCAAGAACAACAGTATTAAGGATGTTGCGTAAGTCAGTTAGCTTGGCGACGGCTGGTGAAATTCACAGGGCTGTGGACTTTCTGGAGGGAGCTAGAAAAATTAGAAGAGGGAAAAGTAAATTTCGTAACGCTAAGAGACAAACTAAGTTTCAACCGGAAGTGACATTGAGAGACTTGTAACGATAACGGTTATCATTTGTATCCGTAATTACATAGGTATAACTTCACGCTGTTATATATATATAACTAAGGCATTTATTTATCGGTCACAGATTTTGGTATTACCTATTTGTCTATAAAAGATACTCTTATCTCTCTGATCGAAGACTATAAGAAAGCTAAATCCTTAGATCCACTCCAACCACCTCAGTCGGATTCGCTATTACCTTCAGAACAAACTCTAGATAAATCTCACGGAGGCGATTGTCTGGAAGATTTACCGCATGTTTCCAAAAACCGGGCTCCCCCATCAATTCTGCCCTTTCTTTCAAAATCGGAGATTCAGTTAAGAGCAAGCCGGTTAGTTTCTCTTTCTTCCTCTCGATAGCTTCTTTTAAATCGGGATCATCAAGTTTGGTTAACGTATCAATCTCGTTACGGAGCTTCGTTACAGCAACCGGTTCAGTCTCAGTCAAGGATGCTAATTCTTTTGATCTCTTGGTTAAAGCTGAATTGATAGCTTCAACGATCATTGATTGCTTCGTTCTTTTATTGTAAAAATCGCACTTATAAGTATTGCATTTCAAATAGTAAGGCTGAGTTTTTGTTTTACGGCTTGCGTAAGCCATCCTGTTATTACAACAGGAGCAAAGAACCAATCCAGAGAGAAGCTTCGGTGTAATTTTTGAACTCCGGCCCCACGCCTTCTTATTAAACTCGATAATTCTTTTTATTGCATACCAATCTTCATGCTTTATTAGAGGTTCATGCAATCCCCAGATAATCTTCTTGTATTCATAAGGACTCGTTTTTTCAAAACCTATCCCACCTCGCAAAATAGGGTTGCAAAGCCATCTTTTTACGCTTGATGTAGTAGCTAGGGGAATATCGTCATATTCAATCAGCGTTTTTGAGAATCTATATCCGTTCTTTTTTAGTTGTTTCAGAAAGTGTCTTGCTCTATCTGCTTCGACTGGGTGAAGTTCTAAGCGATCTTTATCAACTTGTTTATCTCTGTAATAGCCCCAAGGTATCTTGGCTCTCGGTATCTTTCCATCTTTCCATCTCTGATCAAGAGCTTTTTTAACTCTCATACTCAGCATCTTGCTCTCCATCTCAGCGAGACTGGTTGATATTCGAGACATTAAGAACCCGGTAGGTGATTCAGTGTCCACAACTCCTGTATCAATTGTTCTAATTACGACGCTCTTTTTTGACGCTAAAACCAGCGCAGCATCGACGAATGCCGCGTCTCTGCCAAGTCGATCAAATCTCGTAACAACGATTTCTTTAACTGCTCTCTTATCAATTAATTGAAGTAAATCATTGAAAGCCTGTCTGTCATTACTTCGACCACTCTCAACATCCGTATATATCTTTTTAACTCCCGCAGTTTTTAACCTACTTTTTTGAGTTTCAAGAGCCGATAGTTGTTCTCCTTTTTCTGTACTGACTCTCGCATACCCGACTACATCAGGGAAAGCCTTGTTTGACATTAGACCTCGCTAGGATAGATTAAGCATATATACGTAAGTCATTACTTTAGTCTTTCGTCGCCCTGCTTTGAACTAATCATAGGATTAGGCATCTAGAAGGCGACAAGAGCAAAAAGGAACCAAGTACTTACGTATGTGCCTTTCATACAATCGTAAAAACAGCATGAGTGCATCATTTGTTACTGACTCTTCAACAAAAGAAAGAGAACTTAATAACGTAGATATAGACAAAGAGAATCAAGACAAAATATGTGAGGGTGTTTCTAACCTTGAATTTCTAAAAGAAAAATTGGAAAAGCGTTCAGATAATCTCAATCCGAAGGCTGAGTATAAAGAAAAAACAGATAAAATCCTATATCTCATAAATACTGCGTTTAGTCTTAGCGAATCTCAAGAATCTGATGATGGACTCAGACAAGGACAAGAAAACTAAGAGTGAAGACGAGAAGTTTCAAGAAAAGTGCAAGGACATTCTCTTGCAGTTAACCGACGAACACGACTTCCATAAAAAACAGGTTCATAGGAAAACTACAGACGAGTCATAATCCAACTCAGTTGCCCTTTGCTAGGATCTAGGTAATGACTTACCTACTTGATGGATGACTACCAAGAATTACCTGAAGAAAAAGAAGAAAAAGAAGACGAAGAAAAACCGTCTCTGTTAGCAAATCTCTTTTGCAGCATCATTATGTGTTGGTGTTTGGGTGTCATATCCTATTCATACCTCTCAACTAACACAACCCGAGTCATAGACACGACTTTTGCGGCTGGCTTATTATCGCAAGTTTTGTCTACGGTAACGGGAATTAAAAGTAAGAAACCGGGTAACGCTAAACCCAAAGACAGCAACAAACCTCGCAAAGATCCTATAACCGGTAGAACTATCGGAAATGACGGCAAGCTCCAATGAAACATCTACTACTCTTTCCACTGGTATTTATCCTTTCCCCTGCGAGAGCCGACATCACTCACACCATGCAGTCAGTTGTTTCGGTGAGTACGCTCGGCGCAAGTACGACTGCCAATCGAGTCGGGACAACAGTAAGTTTACAGGGTTCAAATGTCACACCGACTTCAAATTCAGTGGCGGGTGCAATAGGTAGTTTAGATCTATCTGATGCAGGAATAACAGACGGAGTACCAACCGTAGACTATGACACGAGTTTCGCCGTTACTACAGTAGGGGATTCTTGGTCTGTGCAAGAAACTTATCTAGAGGGAGACGCTCAGCCAGCTCTACTTTCAGGGACAGTCACTGACGGGGTAGTTACAGCCTTACCAATTTTTTCTGATGTCACAACTATCTCAGGAGGAGACCCCGGATCTGTCACCATGACTCTTGCTTCAGATCAAGCAATGACTGTTTCTTTGTCAGATATGGGCGCAGGTACAACCGCGACGATGCAAAGCACAATATCTTTGGAGATCGACTAGTGCATATCCCAATAATTGTTTGCTTCATAGCCATAGTCTTCTACTGCATCGCAAGCTTTTTAATGTATAAGCACTACATAGATATACACAGATGATGAAATGGTTGTTCTTGTTTTTCCTTATCTCACCTGTCCGGGCTGGCAGCATTACTCCCCGCTTCACAACTGGTCAGATGGAAAGTTCGTCAAGGTCAGTTCAAACGATAGTCGAGACGGTGGTGACTCAGAATTTTCGCAGTGGCTATTCTTATCAGGCACAGGGATCTGGGATAAAACTTGTATCTGGTCAATCCATATCACCCGACGCTATCTATACGGAATCACAATCTGCCGGAGGTGTTTCATTTAGATGGGTGACACCAGACATCGACAACAAACCTCAATGGACATTAGTGAATCCCGGTTCTGGCGATTCCTTTTCACTAGTCGAAAATTTCCTCGCTCCCGGCCTCGACGCAGTTTCAACAGTCCAGAGAACTATCAACACCGAAACTACTCAGACCAGTTTAAGTATCTTTTCTCACTGAGTTTAATAATATTTAGCAGTCCAGTTTTAGCCAACAATACAATTAGTTCCCCTAGTGCTTCAAGTAGCGGAACAGTTATAAATAACGGGTATCAAACGATCAATGGAAACTTCCCAACTCACAGGTATAGCAATGGGATTCAGTGCCAATTACCTACAGTAGCGTTCACACCTTTTGTTACTCAAGGAGAGAACTTTTCATTACCAAGAAGCACAAAGAGTCGAACAAATATATACGATACCCAAGAAGATGATGATGGTAACTTGATTAATCCGGGTCGCATACTTTATGTGGCTGAACAAGAACGAATAGATCAAACAACTTTTAATCTCAACTATGGTGCGACGCTTAGTTTTCAAATCCCACTAGGGAAGAAATTTAATGATGAGTGCTTGGCGGCTGCTAGAACACATCGCAAGACTCAAGAATTTATGTTGAAGGCCAAGAAATTAGAAGTAAATTTGTCGAGACTTAAAGTTTGCGCCGAGCAAATGAAACTTGGAGTTAAATTCGTAGGAGAAGATGCTGTAAGTTGCAAAAATGTCGTCATTACATCTGTACCAAACCAAGTCATACCCCATAAGCACAAATTAGAATCTACGTTTCAGGAGACTTCTTCTCTTCCTTCTTCCCAGTAATTTTCTTGATCACGTTTTTAATAATCGGTTTGATTAAATTCAGTATTAGTGGAGCTGATACAGCTAAAAGTGCAGTTGCCGTTGTAGACATCGCTTGACCTGGCGAGGGAAAATAAGTTTCGGCATAAGTGACTTTCTCCCATACTGGTAAGCAGTCACCATTTACAACTTCAAATTTGGCAACGCGCTCTAGTCTTTTTTCATTAGCAAAGCTACCAACTCTTAAAGATGAGTTTGGGTCTGGACAAGGTTTATCATTTTCTTCTTCGCCTTTCTTTTTAGGTGGAGGTTTAATTTGTCTTTTTTGTTGTACTGGTTTCTGACTTGTTTTAGTACTGGTTGGTTCTACATAAGTCAGTCGATTAGGGTCATATCGCATTGGTTCATACGAAGGAACTTGACCCTCTGGACATGAAGTTGTTACCCCATTTTTATCTCCCCAAAGCAAAGACGGATTACGTGAAATTGCTAAATCTCGGTGAGTTAAGTGACACCCCGGAACTAAACCTGTTAAGGAATAACCGGTAAAAAATGGAGATACTGGTATATCAATCGTCGGTATCTTGATCTCAGGTATTTTGATATCAGGCACTACTTAATCAGAAAGGCATACTTATACCAGTTGTGTTAGGAAGACTTTTCTCTATTGATTTAGGTACAACGTTAGAGACTTGCCCCATAATCTTCTCTTTCACCTGCTCTTCAAACTGTGGTGAAGAAACATACCGGTATAAAAGGAAAGAACCACCAGCTAGCGAGGCACTGACAATAAGCGCAACACATGCAGCAGCATCTAGGATTTTACGAACCATGCTTAACTCAAGTAGGTAGAGAGAATGTAAGTAAGTATATATTAGCTTTCTATGCGAAACCCGAAACTAAAACGATTACAAGTACTTCCAACGCAATGCCAAAAATAAGGTTTTGTAGAGGGAATATCAAACTCTCTAATGGTTAAACCCTGGTCATCGAAGTCCGTAATAATTTTGCCATCTTCTTCATACTTAAAGAAAGACCTTTTCCCTTCATCAGCGTAAACAATATATACTCTCTTACAAGGATCTAAATGGTTCGTATGCCATCCCATATAACCCGTATCTGGATAAACAAATGAACCACTTAAACTAACTCGCATATCTGGATAAACATCTTTTATTATCTTTGTTAATTCATCAACTGCTGTCGAATTAACACGTTCCAAATACTTAGAAAAGTTTTTTAAGTTAGTCCTATCTCTAGCCGCATTAATCTCAGATTCACTCTTTTCTTTTTGCTTTGTTAAAGCTTTTTCATCAACAAAAGTTGCAGCATTATTTACATGCTTAACGCTTATATTTCTCTTTATTTTTAAAATACTGGGTTCTACAATTTTCCTTATTTCCTCCTTAAGTTCAGGAGGGAAAGGATTGCGAACAACAGTCAAGAGGCGGGAACAAAAGATCCTTGAGTTGGAGTCTTTTCTTCACTAATTTGAAGTTCTAATCCATCCTCAATAACCTTTACAGCATCCGAACCAAGAACAGTTTTAACGTCAGCAATAATATCGGCTGTTGTTAAATCAGTACGATCTGTCAAAGTCTCAGGTTTGGTCAAGCTGCAACTGCCATAGCTAGACGCAGAATACGATCCATCAACTCGTTGAATTGTGTAATGGGCTGTATGAACAAACCCATCACTGAGGTCATAGGCTGTATCAGCTATACCCCAGGTTGTAGTTGCCATTTTTAAAGTAACTAAGTTAAGTTGTTTAGTTAAAGTTTAATTATCCTGCGGAGTGTCAACAGAACACGTTGCTGTTTCTTCCTCTTTAACCATTTGTTCTAACTCTGCGTACTGTGCATTTTTTAACTGAAAATCAGCATACACTTGTGCATTGTCATTTTCCCTTTGTTGAACTTGTTGTTTCAACTTGTTGATCTCTTCAGTTTCAGAGTTGAACTTATTAGCTAAAGCTTCTGCTTCTGCTTTACGTTCGTCTCTGCGTTCGATAAGTGACATAAGAATAATCTCAATAGTTAAAGTTTAGGTTTAAAGGAGTCCTTTACCTTTGGTGATTGCCGCATCAATAGCAGTAAAGTCTTCAGAGGTCCAGATGGATGTTGTCTCATCTAACTTCTTGTAAGCCTTAATCAACTCAAGATGATCGACATTACGTTGAATCTTTCCTTTAAAATCAGCGTCAGTTTCGTCTGAAGTTTTAGCAGTGTCGATAACAGTAACGCTATCACTAGCAGCAGAGAAGATTGCTGCTACTTCCTCGGCTGTTCTTTCTTCCATGAAAATAAGAATGAATGATTAGATTCTACCCTGCTTCGAGGGCAGTGACTTTTGCTGATAATTCTTTAATTGCATTAACCAGTATTGGAACAAGTCTTTCATACTTCATTCCATAAGAAGGATCTGCTTCATCTTCATCTTGATTCGCAACTAAGAAGTTATCTTTTTTATCTGCATAACCATGTTTTTTCTCAACCTCTATTGCTTCTTGAGCCAAGAAACCAATGTGAAGACGATCACGTTTTTTAGATCCATCAGGTTTAACACTCTTATCATCGCTATACCAAGTTCTTTTATCCCATCTATAAGTAACTGGTCGTAACTCATTAATCCATGAAAGACCATAGGTAAAATCTTCTACATCTGTTTTATCTCTTGCATCTGAAGAACTAATCGAAGTATCAGCACAATATAAATTAGCAATACTATCGTTACCAAGACATACGTTATTGCTTCCAGTTGTTATCTTCCCTGACGGAGATGCTGTATGACCTGATTGATTACCTAGACAGAGATTGTTTGCTCCCGTGGTAATCCAATAACCAGCCTCATACCCAAAACCACTGTTTCTATCACTTGTCGTAACATTCGCTAAAGATCCTTTACCAAAAGCTGCATTATAAGAACCTGTTGTGCTATCAAGCATAGATTGCCAACCAACGGAGGTGTTATAATCTCCTGTTGTACTTATATATAAGGAACCGTGACCTAGCCCAGTATTACCATTACCTGTGGTGTTTCCACCTAAAGCATGTTTACCTAATGCTGCGTTTTGATTACCGGTTGTATTCGCATCTAAAGTTAGACTACCTATAGCAACATTACTGTCTCCAGTTGTGTTGTCATTTAAAGCATCATTACCAAGAGCTGTATTTCCAGTTCCCGTTGTGTTTCCTAGTAAAGCAGAATTACCAACACCAGTATTTGCCGTTCCACTCGAATTACTACTTAAGGCAAAATAACCAATAGCAGTATTTCTATCAACGTCAGTAGAAGCATCTAAAGCGTAAGAACCTACAGCAGTGTTATATTGTCCTGTTGTGTTATTCCCTAAAGCGTTATAACCAACTGCTACATTCCTGTCTCCTGTTGTGCTGTTGTTTAAGGCAAACGAACCAAAGGCAGTGGCTCTTTCACCTGTAGTATTGTCCTCTAAAGCTCTATAACCAACAGCCGCATTATACTCTCCAGTCGTGTTTTGATTTAAAGCAGTATGACCAACTGCTGTATTTTGCACTCCTGTTGAGTTTGCTGCTAATGCAAAATAACCAAAGGCCGTATTATTAGATGCTGTAGTATTAGCTTCCAAGGCTTGTTGCCCTATAGCTGTATTATTATTTCCCGTAGTGCATGATCCTAATGCGTTTTTACCTATACCTATGTTTTGACTCCCTGTCGTATTAGCATCTAAAGAGTAAGTACCAACAGCTACATTATTACCTCCCGTTGTGTTTGTTTTTAATGCTTCTCTACCAACAGCAGTGTTATTAGATCCTGTAGTATTTGCACCTAATGAGTTTTGACCTACAGAAGTATTATCGCTTCCTGTTGTGCTTAAAAATAATGAATAAGTACCAATAGCTGTATTCTGTGCTCCAGTTGTGTTTGCAGATAATGCATAATGTCCTATAGCTACGTTTTGAGATGCTGTGGTATTAGCGTCTAAAGCATTAGCACCAAGCGCAGTATTAGAAGCCCCAGTTGTGTTTGCTGTTAATGAATAATAACCAACAGCTGTGTTATTTGACGCAGTAGTATTTGCACCTAAAGCACTATTACCTATACCGACATTAGTACCACCAGTCGTGTTAGCGTCTAAGGCACCAGTTCCTACGGCAACATTATCTGCTCCTATAGTATTAGCTTTTAAAGCCCAATAACCTATAGCAACATTACTAGCTGCAGTTGTGTTTGCTTCTAAAGCATTAGCACCAACCGCCGTATTATATTGACCTGTTGTATTTGCATCAAGAGCTTCGTACCCTACAGCAGTATTAAGATCTGCAGTTGTGT